ATTCATAATTCATATATTGAAGTAGCTAGAAATATATTTCAAAATCCATATCTATTTTATCATAAATTAAATTCATTTGAATTAAAGAAAAATCAAAGAGAAAGTCATGAATGTATTAAAAAAAGTATAGAACAAGCAATACGCAAGTTATTACCAATGAATGTTATTCTACAAAATTATTTAGGAAAAACATTTGAAGAAATACCAACAAATGATTTTGAGAATCCAATCATAGAATCAGATTATAATAATTTAAAACAAATGTTAAATAAAAATAGTGATGTTTTTCAATTAGTTAAACAACCAAAAAATAGTGATAAAATAAATATAGAATTAGAAATACCACAAAATAAAAAAATAAATAATACTACAGAAAATTTTAAAACATTAAAAGAACTAGCCAAACAAGATATATCCCCATTAGATAATAAAATTAATAATATTCTACTAAATAATACTATTAATGCTATCAAAGAATCCGAAAAAAATATAGATCTTTCATCTAGTATTGATATAGTAGAAACATCAGAAACATCAATTCATAGATCTAATAAACAATCTGAAAATAATATATTATATAATAAGATGAAACAATCTTTTAATAAACAATTAAATAATAGACAAACAGAAACTAAAAAACAAACAGAAACTAAAAAACAAACAGAAACTAAAAAACAAACAGAAACTAAACAATCATATAATAAAAATATTGATTCAGAAGATGCCAGTGTATCATATTTTAGACAGAATAGCACAAAACAAGATTATATAGAAGTGTATGAAGATGATAATAAAAATTCAAAACAGTTAATAGATAATACTACAAAAAAGTTAATGGAGAATAGTTCAATAGATTTTAAATCATTAATTAATATGTCACCAGTTGTTGATAATAAATTAAATATAAATACTAAAAAAAAATATTTTAGTAAGAATAATAATTTATAAAAAAATCTAATTAAAATTATATAAGAATGTTAATTAAGGAAATAATATTTTCAATCATACTATTTTTAATTGTTTATTTATTAATCTACTTTGATAATAAATTAAATAAAAAATGTGATTGTAATAATAATATATCTATTAAAGTACCATTTATATTTACCATACTAACATACACATTATTTAAATTATTTGAAAATAATATTTATTCGTATATTTATGGATTTTCTAACATTAGACAAGAAATTATTACAGATATGGCTGATTTCTAATTTTTATTTCTTATCCATATATTATATAATATATTTTATGGATATTGATATCCCAGGACAAACATTAAAATTAGAGGAATTTGATATTAAAACATTAATAAAAGATACTGATGGCTCTTATATTCATCCTCGTATTGTTATGATTGCTCCTTCTGGTTCTGGTAAATCATGGATTGTTCGTAATATTTTATATGAAATGCGTGATATTCCATGTGGTGTAGTTTTAGCACCAACAGATAAAATGAATAAATTCTATGATGATTTTATGCCATCATCTTTTATTCATCACGAGTTTAGACCAGATATTATACCTAAAATTTTAGGAAGACAAAGTAAAATATTAGAAAAAAATGAAGTTAGAGAACAACAACATAAAAAAATTATTGATCCTAGAACTGTTTTTGTAATGGATGATTGTATGGCTGACAAAGATAAATGGATAAAAGATCCAAAGATGTTAGAAATCATGAATCAAGGTAGACATTTTAAATTAACATTTATTTTAACAATGCAATATTGTTTAGGTATTCAGCCAGAATTACGAACACAATTTAATTTTGTATTTTTATTAGGTGATGATAATGCGGCATCTAGAAAAAAATTACATGAACATTGGGCGGGTGTATTTCCTAGAAGAGATTTATTCGAACAAGTATTTTTACAAATAACCGCTGATTATGGTTGTATGGTTATAAATCAAAGAATTAAAACTACAGATATTTCTAAAAAGGTGTTTTGGTTTAAAGCTAAAAAAGTTCCAAATTTTAAAATAGGTATCCCACAATATATAAAATTTCATGAAGAAAGATTTGATAAAAATCATTTAGACAAAAATCAATTATTTGATATTCTATCATTCGGCACTAAAAAAAAATCTCAAATTATGGTTAAATTATTAAAATGATTCAACCATATATATATGGGATTTATGCTATCCGCACATTACGACCCACAATCTCGACAATGTTTGCCAGCAACGTTTCCTTTTCTTCATCAGTCATACACGATGTTAGCGATATCGCCATATGCACGACTATTTTTAGTCCATTTGAGAATTTACTCTTCCCAAATAGCTTTTGTAGAGAAATTTTGGAGTCGTTAGATGGGATCAAATTATTGATCTCTTCCCGAAAATTTCTGAAAGAAACTTTTATCCCGGAGTTGTTGTTCCGACGACCCTGCGATGGTACCTTTATTCCGGATTTCTTGTATTGAGGAGCGACTATTACTATCGTCACTCGAGGAATAGTGTATGTCACTGCTTTCACCGGGCACATCGTCATTTTAAAGCTGTTGTATAAATAGATTATAATGGAATTTGATTAAAAAAATAATATCAATTTTTTTAAATGCTGTTATTTATTAATTTTTTATGTAGGATTCCATGGTGATGAACCATTAAACATATCTTTATATTTGTCATTTTGTGTTATAATATCATTTGTATTATCATCTGTAATATATTTATCATATAATGGTTTAGTTAAAAATTTATATCTGATATTATTCGTACAATTTAATTGTCTATATCTGATTAATTCATTAATAACCAAATATAATAATGATAAAATCAGTATAGTAGATATATTTAATCCTAACATATATAACTATTGATTAGATTTAATATATCTAAAAATTATTTAGATATATTAAATTTTATAAATTAAAATATTTTTATTTTTTTTCTAGTTCTCTATATTTTTCATTCAATTCATCCTGTAATTTTCGTAATATATTAATATTTTCATCAATTCTATTCTTCTCATTGTCTAATTCTTCCTTATTAGATTCTAAATTATTCTTCATTTCCGTCAATTTGTCTGATTTTTTCTTTGTTTTCTTCTCTGTTGTTAAACTATTTTCTTCTTTCTTATTATTCGTTTCTGCTATTGCTTTCTGTATCATTTCTTGTTTTCGAATTTCGTGGAATTCTTTTGCCTCTGATTGTTGATTATTATAGGTTTTCATTAATTTATTTAAATCTTTATTCATATATTCTGAATCTTTTGCTTTTTCTGGATCATCTTCAAAAGGACACCATTTCCCAACTTCCCCAATATAGATATTATGATATGAATCACATTTCTGTAGAAAATCAGCCCTCTGTTTTGCCTCCTCGTATGTAGAATAACATCCTCTAACTTTAACTCCACATACAGTTAGATCTTTATTGCGATATTTTTCTTCAATTGAACTAGGTTTTAGAAAAGATATACACATAAATTTTTGTTCTGTAATAATTGGATCTTCAGTTAGGTAATCAATTTCATCAGTTTTTGACATTTTTATTAGTAATGTAAAAATATATATAGATAATGTTTAAATAATATTCAATAAATATTAAATATTATTTAATTCTTCTAATTTAGTTAATAATTGGCTAAACTTTTCAGTAATTGATACTTTTTTAGATTCAGTAGTAGACCAACATCTAACATCTAAACGTGGATCTTTATCTATAACAAATTTACATCCTCTAGTAGTTGTTTCTGGTTTAAAATAGCAATATTTTGGAATCTGATCTATAGTAATACCACAATCTATTGGCAGATTATTTTTTTTATGACCGGACTCTTTAATTAATTTAATCTTTGTTAGTTCATTATTTTGTTTTATAATATTAATATCTTTAACTTGTTCTAATTCATATAGATTATCATTAATTATATCCCGTGGATAATGACTTAAGCTAATTATTTCATTATATTCTGATATTAAATTATTACGTTCTATATCAGATGTAGCATCATTAATGACTGACTCTAATTCTGGATGTAGATTTTTTAATTCAATAAGTTTATCAATTATTTGTTGTAATTTTAATTTTAGATTAATTGATTTTGATTTAGTAGATTTCCAATTAAATTTTTTGTCATTCGTGCATAGAGATGGTATTCCTTTTAATTCAATATAGAAAAAATCACCATGCAAACCTGATGGCTTACCATAATAAATATTTTTTGGTATTTGATCTAGTTCAATACCGCAATCTGTAGGGAGTTCTATTTTTCGTTCTCGTTTCTTTTGATTAAAATTTTGGGCTGATTGTGATTGAACTTCTCTAAGATTACATTTACGATTATCAGTTCCAATACGATTAATATGATCTATTGTGTGTTGTTGTCCTTTACCATTGAATGTTAATTTATCCATGATAAAGTTATGTAGATATAATTCTTTTTTAGAATCATTATCAATATGAGATGAAGCAATATAACTACCATCAGAACGATAATGCCATGATTTATTTATTACTTGATCTTTTTTATCAAAATCAATTACAAATATTTTATGTTTTTTATTAAATAGAATACTACATACAACATATTTCTTATCTTTATAATTAATAATTTCATGATTTATTTCTTTTTTGGTTGTTATCCGTTTAGTTGAAACAACAATATCTTCTAAAGAAGCCATTTATTAGTACTATATACAATTATATAGTAATAATTATTATAAAATTAAAGTTTCAATTTTTTTTAAACTATAGTTATAAAAGTTAGGTGGGACATTTCTATTTTTAGAATGATATTATTAATTACTATAAGCTAACCCGCCCATACCGCTCATGATTCTTAATACATTGTAATTTGTAGCATAAATTGATATATTTGAGTTGCTTGCGATGTAATCAGTTTTGAAATCAGTAGAATCTGGAGCACCACCGAAGGTTAAATTTAAAGTGGCGTTATCAATACGAGACATATTACAGGTTCCGGATGGTTGATGTTCTTCAGGGTTAAGAGAGAAGGAGTACATATTTAGACCATCGGTAGGGGTATTAGAGTGATGTTGGTAAGGTTGGACGTAGTTAAAGTAGTTTCCATCGCGTTCAGTGAAGCGATCGTGGCCGTTTAATTGTAATAGAACGCTATTTACTGGGTTTCCGGATTTATCAATGTAATAACCATAGTTATCATTTTGAGTTACTATAATATTTCTGTTAGTAATACCATCAGAATTTGGAGCACTAGTAGATGTTGCTACTTGAAATGTTTGTAAATCAATTACTGATCTTTGACCGGTAGCAATAGAATGTGCGCTATTTAGGTATACATTCCATTTGGTAGATATTGGTTGTGAGATTTCATCAATTGTTAATAGATCACCCAAAATGGTAATATTATCAATATCTGGAACATCATCAATTGCGATTGGTTTAATACGTAAGAATAATGATGCCAAAGTGGTGTTAGTTCCGTCAACTGGTTGGATACCACCACTCAATACTTCACCACTAGAAAGATAATTAGAGGTTGAAGCACTTAGATCTAGTAATCCATCAGTTGTATATTTAGCAAGTGCCAAAACTAATCTTTTAGTAGCAATAAGGATAGCGCTATCTAAGTTTTTAGGATTGTATGCTAAGAAAGGATTTGCGCTTTGGTAGCGTCCCAATTGGGTGATCCAGTATAGAGCTTTGCATGGATGATTGAAGTTTAATCTGAATTTTTGGGTAAGAGAGTTAATTGATTCAGTTCCAGTGAATTGAACTTGTTCTATTAAATATTCATGTTGTGCTTGTGCGAATCTTTTACGTTCTTCAGTATCTAGATATACGTAGTCTACAAACAATGAAGCACTTTGCATATCAATATTTGGTACAGATCCTCCTGCTTGGTAATTTACTAAATCAGCAATTGGGCTAAATTCAAAGTTAATTTTTACTTCATGGTATTGTAATGCAATTAGAGGAATTGCTAATCCATCATTGCGATTGTTGAAGAATTTTAGAGGAATATATAAATAGGATTGTGCATGTGCTACATTCAATGTAGTTAATGCATCAGTATTACCGATCATTACATCATATCCGCGATCATGAGCCCAGTTACGTGCTAATTCATACCAGATATTTAGCCAATCGCCATATTGTTTGTCAATACGAGTACCACCGATTTCTAGTTCAACACTAGAGATTAGAGCATGACCTACACGGCTTACCCACGCCCATGTTTTACCTTGAATTGCACCACCTACACTAGAAGTGTCATAAGCTGGCAAGGATACTTGTAAGTACATTTTGGTAATAAGATCGCCATTTCTGCTAATTTGGCATGTTACCTTACGACCAAATCCTGGTGTACCATTAAATACCTGTTCTATGTTTTCAATAGCGAAGTTTGTATGACGTCTATATACGACTTTAAAAAAAGTTATTTGAGGATTTCCAGTAAGATATACATCTTGTGCACCATAAGCTACTAATTGCATTAAACCACCACCCATTATTTTTTGTTATATATATGATAAAGAAAAAAATTTTTTCTAAAAACGCATATTTAAATATTAAATTCTAAAATAAAAAATAAATTTATATATAAAATTATATAAATTATATAATTTATACACTAAAATGAATAATACTAATATATTAAATCCATTTAGAGAAAAACATACAAAATATCGTACCTATATTAATTCAAATAAAAATAATATTAGCACTACATTAGATAATAAACATAAAGAAAAAATAGCCGAATTTAATAATCAAAATAATGATCTAATCAAAAAGAAAAAAAAATATAATAAATTATTAAAAGAATTAGAACAAAACTCTAATAAAGAATTAGAATTAGAATTAAATACATTAAAAACTGAAATTTCACAATTAGAAAATAGATCTAATGAACTTGATTATTATGACGAAACAATGGATATATTATTAAATTATTATTCAAATGATAGACAAAAATTAGAAGATACTAATATAATAGATATTAATGATTTATTTAAAAAAAAAGAAATTATTTTAAATTCTACAGATAAATCAAAATTATATGATAAATATATGAAAATTGTATATAATATTAATACACGAAAAACTAAAAATATACATATACCAAAAATTTGTAATAAATGCAAAATTGAAAAAACATTACATATTAATGATGGTTATCTAATATGTACTTCATGTGGCGATTCTGAACCTATATTATTAGAATCAGATAAAATAAATTATAAAGATTCTAATATTGAATTAAAAGCGTGTGCTTATAAAAGAACAAATCATTTATCAGAAATATTAAATCAATTTCAGGCGAAAGAATCTACTGAAATTGATAAACAAATATACGAACAAATAAAAAATGAATTAAATATTCAAAGAATTTATGATTATACTACATTAGATCATAAGATTATTAAAAAAATATTAAAAAAATTAAAATTAAATAAATATTACGAACATACACATCATATTATAAATAATTTAAATGGTATTCCTCCGCCTACTATTTCTAGAGAACAAGAAGAAAATATTAAAAAAATATTCAAAGATATTCAAAAACCATTTACAATATATAGACCTAAAAAAAGAAAAAACTTTCTAAACTACAATTATATTATACATAAAATTTGTGAATTATTAGAATATGATGATTTTCTAGCTCATTTTCCATTATTAAAATCTAGAATTAATCTAGAAGAACAGGATTTAGTATGGGAAAAAATATGTAAATATAAAAATTATGAATTTATTCCTTCAATTTAACTTAAACAAATAATATTATTATTATTATATATTAATTATATCTACTAATATATAATATTATAATGGAATCTATTAATAAACAATTAAATGATTTTAGTTCTGATTCTGATTCTAGTTCTGATTCTAATTCTGATTCAGAATCAGCTAAAATAGTAAAAACTAAATCTAAGATGCTACCAAAAACTAAGTCTAAATCTAAATCACAAATTAAGAAAGAATTAAAAATTATTAATAATATAAAAATTATTAATAATTCAGAAATGGATATTTCAGAGTCAAATGATTTTGTAGATAATTTTACTCTAGATAATGATTATTTTATAATTAATTTACGTATTAAACAGCGTAATTCTCGTAAATATACTACAACGATAGAGAATATACCGGATAAATTTTTAATAGATAAAGATAAATTAAATAATTTTTTAGTTAAATTACGAAATGCAATATCATCTAGGGCTACATTTAAAGAAGAAAATAATATAAAATTTATTGAAGTATCAGGCAATAAGACAGAGATAATTATAAAATTATTGTGTGAATATTTAAATTGTACGGATGATATGATTAGAATTCATGGTATATAATTAATCAATCATAATAATTGGTTGATATATATCTAATAGAGTTTGTATTAAAACAGTAGATGAACCGATCATAAATATATCATTATAGGGGATTTTACCACTAGTAAAATATTTTAGAATAAAATAGATACTAATGAATAGTATTAGAGTGCGAATAATTTTTTTAGTAATGAATTTATCCATATTATAATAAGATATATGGATAAATTTTTTAAAGATTTTATATTTTTAATAATCTGTTTTTGATAAAATCTGTTATATTAGTTTCTACTACTGGCGATCTAAATTTTAATAGATCACCGGGTCCAAATATATTTGATGTATTAATTATTTTATTTGTGGTTGGACTTAATATATTGATTATATCGCTATTAAATAGTTTAAAATTACCAATATGATTTAAATCTAGTGGAATTTTTAAATAATTATATATTAATGTATTTGGATATTCTTCTGATTTTCCAAATATTAATAGAATTCCATCTGTGGTAATATGTTTTTTTATTATAGTCAAAGAATGCCATATTGTACCTTTGATACCCGTATTTAACGTACTAAACATTTCAATCTGATAATTAACATAATAATAAAAAAAATTCTTATAACAATCATTATCAAATATAACTGCGTCAAATTTATGTGTTCCTTATATTTTGTCTAAACCATCCCAAAAATTTGCTTCCTTCCAATCCATATGATAACCATATTTTGCATTAAAATGATTTCCAACTTCATAAAAATGATGTCCGTATTTAGTGTATGGAATTTCAGAATTAGAACTATCGCCACCGCCAATTACTAATATCTTATCATCTAGTGTTGGTGATTTATTTCTTAGAATAACTTTAAATTGAGGATTATCTATTAATGTAGTTAGATTATCAAGATTAAAATTATTTTCAGTATAAAAAATACCATTGATTTTTAACATAGATAATAATTTTTGAATAACTTCTTCATTATAATCACAACCAGATATATATATTAAATCATAATTATTTTTATTATCATTTATATATGATTCTGTTAACTCGGTTATATTATTTATTCTATTTATTTTTATTTTTATTTTTTGTTTTGTATCTGATCTTAAACTTACTTTTATTTTTTGTTGTTTTATATATTTTAGAATTGATTTAAAATTAAAATTGTTTTTAAATTTTAAATTTAAATCATTACATACATATAAAAAATTATTTAACATTCCACCAATCTGATTTTTTAAAAATAGAAATTTATTTTTATATTTATAATATTTATAAATCATTAATATTATTAAATAAGATATAAAAATAATTTTAATATTTATAGTTATTGTTATATGACTGGAGGATTAATTCAAATAGCATCATACGGGATTCATGATATTTATTTAATAGGTAATCCCCAAATTACATTTTTTAAGACAGTATATAGGCGTCATTGTAATTTTTCAATGGAATATTTAGAGGAATTTTTTAATTCAGATACTAATTTTGGGGATCAGTTTAGTATAATATTATCAAAAACAGGTGATTTATTACACAAATCATATTTAAAAATAGTGATCCCTCAAGTATTAATTAATAAACAACAATATGGGATAACCGATTTAAATAATAATTTATTTTATAATAATTTTAAAACATCATATAATACTATTATAACATTCATTAATTCAATAAATTATAATATAATACAGCCATTATATAATTTTATTAAAATTACTAATCTAAAATACTCTGAAATTAATCTAAAATATAATTCACTATACAATAAAATGAATTATATAAATCAATTATTAAAAATTAAACAAATACAGATAACATTTGATAATACATTTGGGATCCCTCTAATAATATTAGGTCAAGATATAATAAATTATAAAACAAATAATATTATACAGGTTAAAACACCAATATATATTACAAATATTTTAGATTTTGATAAATATTTTAAATTATATATCCAATCTACTAGCTCTAATATTGTGAATGATTTAAAAAATTTATTATATAATTACGTGATTCAATTAAAAATTATTAAACAAAATCTATCCGAACAATTAACAATATATAATAAAATATATAAGATAATTAATAGAGAAAATATAAATTTTGCGTGGGTTGAATATTTAGGACATCAAATTATTAATAAAATAGAAATTGAAATTGGTGGAAAAATAATAGATTTTACTGATTCTATTAGAATGAATATTAATTTACAATTAACCAGTCAAATAATGCATGATGAAACATATAATAAATTATTAGGTAATATTCCAGAATTAACAACATTTAATTCTGATATTAAACCATCATATATATTATATATCCCTTTGGATTTTTGGTATAATAAATATTCTGGTTTATCTATACCATTAATATTTTTACGATATCATGATGTAAAAATAAATGTAAAATTAAATAATCTAATTAATTGTTGTTATTATGAAGAATTAAATAAAAATACTAATATTGAGGATATAATAAAAATAAATTCTGTTAGTTTAATTTTAAATTATATATATTTAGATACTGATGAAAGAAAAAAATTCGCTCAATTATCACATGAATATTTAATAGATCAGACACAAGTTATCAATTATACAGATATTACTACAAATAATATAAATTTTGAAATCCCCTTTTATAACCCAGTAAAACAGTTATTGTGGATTGTACGAAATAAATCAAATATACAAATATTAAAGAATTTTGATTATAGCGCTTCATATTATGTTGATATTTATCAATTTAATAATGTTTTAACATTTCCAATATATCTAGAAAAACATAGATATAATATAGTTCAAATAGAAACTGTAGAATTAAAATTATCAACATTTTTAAAAGTAGGAGATCAAATACAAATTATGAATAGTATTTATTATTCTGGTGTTTATACGGTATTATTAATTGTAAATCAATACTTATATATTGATTATAGTTATTATATGAATGAATCGTATATAAATAATTATCAATTTATTAATAATAGTTCTTATGCTCGTTTAGACACATATAATGGTAATACACAAGCTTTTATTTATAAATATGTTGATTCAAATCCAATACAATCAACAACCTTAGAATTAAATAGTGTAGATTTATATAAAGATAGAAATTCATTATATCATAATTTCGTTCAGCCATATCAACATAATTCTAGATCACCATCATATGGATTAAATTCTTATAGTTTTGCATTAAATCCTGAAGAATATCAGCCTAATGGATTTTGTAATTTCAATAAATTAGATCTAATTACAATGAATTTAAAATTAACTTCTGATTATATATCAACAACTAATAAAAAATCATTAGATATTTTAGTATACGCGCATAGTTATAATATATTACAATTTACATATGGAAAGGCGAAGATAATATTTAATTTATAAATTAATTATTATTTAAATATTAATAAATATATTTAAATAATAAAATGGGTGGAGGATTATTACAATTAGTATCATATGGGAAAGAGGATGAAATACTTATATCAGATCCACAAATAACTTTTTTTAAATCAGTCTATCATAAATATACTAATTTTTCAATTGATACACTAAACACAATACATCAAATAAAATATAATAGCAGTATTAATATACCAATACCAAAAACAGGTGAATTATTATATAAATTATTTATTAGATTAGATCTACCAGCCGTTAGTGCTATTTATGATAAAACTATTATACATAAATTATTTGAGTTTGTTTCAAATATTTATTACAATTATACAATGCAGTTATATTCAATGAATATGGGTAGTTTATTTTGTTTAAATAATTTATATGTAGGTGAGTTAAATAAATTTTATTCAAATTATAATATAATTCAATTTCTAACATATTTTGATGAAAATGGTTCAATTGTAAAATTATATAATATATTAGAAAGCGCTAATACATTAATATTTGATCTACGCTCTAATGTAGATGCTATATTATCAACATATTATAATGATAGACAAATAATGAAAAACAAATCTACAATATTAACTAATAATTATATTATTCGGGATAATAATTTTAATAATGAATTTAATTATAAACTATTAACCGATCAATCATATTATACATTGTATAATTTAAATTTAAAATCGCAAATGTGTATGATAAATTTAAATTCTAAATTTGAATCTAGTATAGTTAATAGATTATTTAATTATAATCAACAATTACATTTAATTAATAAATCATATATGATAGCTACTTCATTTGTATATTATAATAATTTTAAAAATAAATTACTGTATCAAACTATGCCTGATGAATACTTTAGACAAAGTTATATGATGTTAAAATATGGATATAATTATATTGACGATTTAATGATAAATTTAAATGTAAACGGTCAATTAATATTTTACAATGATTATCTAAATAATATTCCAAATTATTTAATATTTGTTGATAAATTAAATCCTTCTATATTAGTTCCAATTATGATTACAAATATTTATAAATATGTTCCTGATATATATATAATTTCTACTGCTTCATATTATTCTTATACTGGTTATATTGCTAATACAAAACTTATGGATAATTTAATACAATACTCTAATCAACTAGGATTAGATCAATATATAATATTCAACCAAGTATTATTTTATACTGATGATGGTAGATATCAAGAATTAGATTTAAAATTAAAAATATATACTATAATATGTTCTAAATCAGATGATAATTTATCATTTTTATATACTATATATATTAAATTAGATAATAATCAACAAATATTAAATATTATTAAGAATTTAAAATATTTAATATATATTGCGAATAATGAAGACAGGATTAATTATATGAATACGATAACGAATACACATATTGACATCCCACCAATAGCATTATTACTAATAGACCAAACAGATCCTATTACTATATATGATGCTGGTAATAATATATTAAAAATTAATTGTAAAAATACAACTGATGCATATGATATTACTAATTTAAAAATATTAAGTCCATATATACCAATATTAACGGAATCAAATACATTTTTTAATTTAATATCAGAATCAACAAATACTGATTATAAATTACAAGTAGAATATTTAATAGCTAATAATTTAGATACTACAAATGCTAAAGAGACAATATCAACATATCCAAAATTATTATATAATATATTTAATACATTTTTAAATACAACAAATTTAACATTAAAAAATACAATTAATAATGATTTAACATTAAATTTAGATATACAATTTAATAAAATTCAATTAGCTAATTATAAATCATTATTAAATATTAGTTCTACAATTAATAATACATTATTAGATCATACTAATACACATTTTAATAATTATTTAAATAATCTAATAAATTCATATAGTTATATATCAACAACAACAACGAATGCCACAATATTTAGTGAGATTTTAAATATTTATTCAATAGTAAATTCATTTAAGAGTCAGTTAAGTTCATTATCATATATTAATTCTTTTGATTATACAACAATATTTTCATTAATCTATAATATAAATAGTGAGATATTGCCAATTTTAACCTATAATGATATTGTATTAATTAAGATAGCTAATACATTAATGGATACTACAACAAATGATAAATTTTATAAAGTGAGATTTTATCCATATTTTATAGATGAAAATATTACTAATATAAATACAACTACTAATATTTTATTAAATGATAGTCAAATTAACTATTTACAACCAAACGCACAATTATTTACAGATATTATAATTAATTATAATAATGTAAATTATATAATTACATATACATATACTATAATACATATTATATCAAAAACATCAGCATATATTGATGCATATGTCAATATTGTATATAGTTTTTATAAAAATAATATATTACAATTAGAATCAGAATACGATATAATTAATACAATATTAATTAATAATTATCTTTCATTTGTACCTTCAATCTCAAATACTAAATATATATTATATTCTGCTACTGATACAAATATTTCATTTAATTTATTATATTCAGATGAATATCCAGACACAACAGGGGACATAACTATAAACTCACCATATACTATAGTAAATTATTATTTATTTAAATCTTTAACATCTTCTAATTTAGAAGATATATGGTTTATTCAACAAAATTATTCAAATATATATGATATAATATCATTTCCAAATTATTATTATGGGAAATTTAATTATGATAAAAGTATAGATCAACCTATTATAACGAATAAAAATATATTTTTACATGATATATTTATTATTATTTTATATAATGCGTATAAAACATTATTAGCTAAAAATAATAATATTATTTCTAATATAACCAGTTTAATTATTCAAGAAATATCAATTAATATATCTAGTTATTTTAAAGATCAATCTATTAATTTAAATAATATTACATCTAATTATGAATTATCAACAACATCATTAGAAACAACATCATTAAACTCTAATGCATATACTAGTTTTTCAACAACTAATTATAATTTGATTAATATATTATCTAATTCATTGTATTTATCAATAGATCATATATTGAATACTTCTACTAGTTTAATATCTAAATATGATTCACAGTTATTATTATTTATAGAATCAAATATTATATTCAATCCAAATAATATCACAAATATTCTAAATAGATATTTAAATATATCAACAACTAATATTTATTTTAATACTAATCTGTTTTTAAAATATCTAAATCTAAGCACTTCACCAAATAATATTTTAAAATATATATTAACACTGGGGCAATATAATTTAAATCTTCATTATAATAATCCTAATAATTATATATTAGAATCAAAATTATCAACAACAATTATAAATAATATTATTATCTATAATAATCCATTAAATAATATAATTATTGATATTAACACAATTAATAAAAATGCTATTTATAATATAATATTTGGTTTTTCTATAAATAATCCAGAATCATATGATTATACAAATTTAATATTAAATAAAATATCATCAATAACTGGGATATATTCAAATAATATGACATATCAACAAATATTTAATATAATTAATGAAGCAATTAAAAATTATATAATAATTTATTTATTAAGATCAACAGTATTAGATAATAATTATAGTTCAGCAGGTATCATATCTAAAACCTATATTATTAATTTACTAACTAACCAAATATCTGATTATACACAATCTATAAACATTATGAATACCTTATTATTTTTACAGAAATATAATTATATAACTACTGAAATATATTATCAGATATTAAATAGTATAATAAATATAAATTCATATAGTGCATATAT